TGGTCGTAGGTTTAACTATCAACCTGAAGGCTTCGCGCAATGGGCGGATGAGTTTTCAAAAGGTGATAAACCTTTACCCATGTTTTTAAATCATAACGATATGGGTATGCCTGTTGGTCAATGGGATGAATTTAAGTTTACCAAGACAGGTATGGAAGCCAAAGGCAAGTTGTATATGAATACCGTAGGCGGTTCTGACTTGCATGAAATTTTAAAGAGTTCTCCTAAAATGTTTGGCGGCGTATCTGTAGGCGCGTATGCAGATGAAGCGCATATGGTAGACGAAGCAGGTATGCCTATGGATGATGACTCAGAAGAAGAAGGATACTTTCAGATTACTAAAGGTGGATTGAGAGAAGTCTCAGTAGTAATGTATCCAAACAATCCAAATGCTGAAATTCAGCGATTAGAATTTTTTAGACCGGATGGCTCGGCTAATTTAAAGATTTTGGAACAGGCTTTGCGGGATGCAGGTCTGTGCAAAAAGGATGCGGTCACTTCCGTATCCATTCTCAAGAAAGCACTGGACAAACGGGATGTAACTCCAGAGTTGATTGAAAAAACGGACGCTAAGAGTGATTCTGATGCGGATGTGACCGAAGCAAAAATTCTTGAAGCATTAGAAGCCAGAGAGTTGATGCAATTTCTAAATAAACGTATTTAAAGGAAATATCATGATTGAAAAAATTACCGAAAAACTAGACCTTATTGAAGCCAATCAACAAGTTAAAATTTCTGAAGCAATTGAAGCAGTAAAAGTAGAATTAACAGAACAAATTAGCGCACTGGAAGCAAAACTTTCAGAAGTGCAAGCACCTGCCGTTATCAAGACTTACAAGACTCTTGGTCAAGAAATTAATCGTTCTGTTAAAGAACAAATCCGCGATTTTTACAAATCTGAAGGTCGCAAACCAAAAGAAATTAAATTGTTTGAGTCTGTTGACCAACATGATGCTTTCTTGCAAGAAAATTCTTTGCTTGGCAACCCTGCCGGTTATGGTTCTGGTTACAATGTTGGCGGTCGCACTGGCTATGACCCTGTGTTTGTGGCTTTGCGTCAAACCAATCCATTGCGCGGTGTTAGTCGCACTGTTGCTACTGATGGTTCTGCCTATCAGCTAAGACAAAAAAAGGGCAACGCTGGCGCGGCTTGGGGATATGCAATTCAGAACAATGGCGGCGCTACGACTCAAGACACTTTAATTTGGCAACTAATTTTACGTGACTTGAACTGCCAATTTCCTGTTCGGACTGCTACGCTTGATGACATTGATGGTTTGGAAGGTAACATTGTTTCCGACATGCTTGCCGAATTTGGTCAGGCAGAGGGACAATCAATGATTTTAAATAATGACCAAACCGATTCACCTGCTACGTACGGTGGAACAAATGGTCTGCGTGGTTTAAATCAATACGGCTACACTAGCGCGTTTTCGGGAGGTGTTTTGCATGGCGTAACGCTTGGTAATAGCGGAGTTGCAACTAACAATGGATTGTCGGTAATTGCCACTTATGACCAATTAACCACTAACGGCAATTCAGCAACAACTAATAACATCACGTATAAAGACGTTATTAATTTGATTTACAGTTTGCCAAATCAATACTGGACTGACTCCGCTAAATTTTTAATTAACCCTATTGAATTGCAAGCAATTCGTGGTTTAGTTGATGATAATGGTAGACCTATCTATGTTGACGGTTTGGCACGTGCTGATGGCATTGTTGGTCAATTGCTTGGGTTTGATGTTGTTGTAAATAAATATTGCGATACACCAAATTATGCCGGTGTAGACAAAAATAACCTATATCCAATTTTCTTTGGAGATTTTGCACGTGGTCACGTTATTATTGATCGGCTAAACATGGTATTACGGCGTTACGATCAAACACAACCCGGATTTATTACTTTTTACGGGGAAAAACGTGTGGCATCAAGTATTGTTGATGCTAATGCAATTGTTGCATATCGTTCAACATACAACGCGAACGATTAAAGGACGGGGGGTTACTCCCCCCACCTTTTTAACTTAATTTAGGATTTAATATGAGTCTAATTCTTGAAGCAGTAAAGACTGCACTGGTTGAAGGTAAATCAACTGTTAATTTGCGCGAAGCGTCTGCATTGACTGGTTCAGGTTCAGGAATAGGCGGTCAAGTAAATTATGACGATTCTTTTGCCGCATTGCGGATGGCTAATCCTATTCGTAAAGCAGGTTCTAGAATAATTAACACAAATGATTCTGATGTTCAGTTTGTAGCTAAAACTGGAAACATTACAAACATTCAAAATGGGGCAATAGTAACTGCATCCATAACTTCATCAATAATGACAGTAACAGCAGTAGCAAGTGGAGTTTTAAGAGTTGGTCAAACACTTTCAGGTTCAGGAGTTAATGCAGGAACTTATATATCTTCTTTAGGCACTGGCATAGGTGCAACAGGAACATATTATGTTGTAGGTGATAACACAGCGTCATCAACAACAATTACTGCTACAGGAAATCCGTGGGGATATTATCCTATCAATAATAATAATGCAGTAACAGGACTAAATACTTCTATATGGCAATTGCCTGTAAGGGCAATTCAAGCAACTGTTCCAGTTCGTAATGCTTTTTTAGATGATGTAAATAATATTGCAGAGTCTATTGTTATGGACATTGCCCTTGAGATGGCGCAACAAGAAGCACTTTCTATGATGTTTAATAACGACCAATCTGGTTCTACTACTGGATACTACGGCGCTACTATTGGTCTGAGAGGATTAAATAGTTACGCATCTTCTACTTCTGCGGCGGCTTTTGGTTCTAGTGGTATTAATATTAATAATGGTCTACATACTATTTTAGGTGTAGCGGCTGAATCGGCTAGTGCAATTTCTTACAACGATATAGCTAATCTTGCAGGTATTTTACCTGCACAGTATTGGGCTGACCCATCTACTTGTTGGATGATGCACCCAACTACAATTAGAAATTTACGAGAATTAACTGGAGGAACTACTGGTTTGCCTGTATTTTTAGAAGTAGGTGATGTAGATGGCGGTTCTGTAACTAGAATTTTTGGTTTCCCTGTTATTGCAAATCCATACATGAGTACCGCAGGTGCTAACAACATTCCAATTTATTTAGCCGCATGGAATCAATTTGTTACTATTGCAGACAATGAATTAATGAGTATTAAACAGTTTGAACAAACAAGTCCAGGCTTTGTAACAATGTTTGCGGAAAAAAGAGTTTGTAGCACCGTAAGGGACCCATTTGCTGGTGTTCGGTTAGTTAATCCTGCATCGTAAGGAAATAAATGCCAAGTCTTTTAACTGCGTCATTAGCAAACGGAAATACTAGAAATCCGTTTAGCTATGCAAGTTTTGAACAGGTATCAAGAGATCAAGCTACCGAGTGGCTTACTTTGTCTGAAATTACTAATCAGTTAAATTTGTTTCAAGACGAAAGCCAAGACGAATATCTGTCTAGTTTAGAATTGGCTACTAGATTTGCAATAGAAGATTATTTGGGGTTTGCTATATTTCCAGTTCAGTATCGTGTTTACTACGGTAATACTGGTCTTTTTTCAACTGCTATATTTTTAGATTTGCCTGAAGTATCTGCGGGTAAAACAGGCGTAACAATTAACTCAGTATCTTATTACACTAATGACCCAAACCCAGTTGTTACAGCGTTACCAACAAGTGCATACTATTATGATCCTACAGGCAATCGTGTGGTTGTCACAAGTATACCTGATACGATTTCTGTAAACATAGCTAATCCAATACAAGTTTTATACACGGTTAATGCCAATCCTATTGGTCAGTATCCAGTAATCAAACAGGCAGGATTATTACTATTAACACACTTATACAATCAAAGATCAAACACTACAGAAGTAAGATTGAATACTATACCTTTTGGCGTGGATACTTTGTTAAGACCCTACAAACCTTTGGTAATGTAATGGCAATTTTAAGAAGTGAAAATGTAACAGTTAATTCTGTAACTAATTCGGTTAATAGTTTAGGTGAATACATTACAACTATTATTCCAGAGTTTACATCAAGAGCAATTGTTGCAGATGTAGCAAACAGTTTAAGAATTTCAGAAAGATATAGGGTGTATCAGGATTTAGTTAATTTAACTTTTAACTATACGCCTAATTTAAAGAATATTGTTGATAATCAAAATTTGTTTAGTATTACGTGGCGTGGATTTGATTGGCGTATTACAGATGTTCGAGAGTCAAATGATAGAATGAGAGTTACTCTACTATGTTACAGAAATGACCCAACAACACCTGTATGACACAGCAAAATCCTTATTTATATGCGGAAGCAATCCAGTATCAACTTGCGGACATAGTTGACCCTGTTCCTGTTTACGCAAACTTTAATAGAAACTATGCTACACAAACTAAGTTTTTAACATGGCAATTAAGAAATGTGCATCAACCAGTTTACACAGGTCCGAATCAAAACAACAAAGGTATAGATACTCCTACCTTTCAGATAAGTGTTTTTAGTCAGACAATGGGTGACGCATTTAATTTAAGTAATGATATACTACAGGCGTTACACGGTTATTCAGGTTTGTTTGGTGGTGTAGATGGTTTTTACATTTCCAAAGCAGATGTTAGTTGGTTATACAATACATATGATAATGAATTGGGTTTAAATCAAATAATACTTGATTGTGAACTGCAAATTCCGACATAAGAAAATTAACTCTTAAAAAGGATTAAATTATGGCACTTCCAAGTAAAGTTTTACCCGGCTTTAGCGCGGCAATGTATGCACAAACAGGCGCAACTCCTACACCTTTGACATTGGCAGGTTTGTCAACATTAGGTAGCGTTCAAGCCATTGCTACGTCTAATTATTTGATGAACATCGAAGCAGTCCCTGCATTTGGTCAAGATGATGCAGTAGCGTCTTTTGGCGTAGCAGGTAGTCGGCAATCGGACAAGATTCCAACGCAGTCCGCACCCACTTCAATGACTATTACTTCAGCATGGAATCCATCTGATACAGTTATCACTCAAGTTCGCACAGATGCTTATTCTGGCATCACCGAAAGAACTTATGTAATTACTGCTACTGATGGCGTAGGCACTGTCTATTACGCTTTTAACGCACGTGTAAGCGAATTTAAAATAGATTCTGCACCCGGTGCTGAAGCGAAGGCTACGTTCACAATTCATCCTCGTGGAAATATGTATGG